ACTGATCAAATTTTAAAGTAGCTTGATTTTCTCTTTGTTCCTCAAGCTGTGCCGTTTTTGTTCCTTGTATCGGTCTTTTGACAACGCTATTATCTTCTAAAATTAATATTTCAAAATCACCCTCTAATTTTCTTGCTTTTACTTTTTTGCCATTAATCATCATGGCTTCAGTGCCAGCAGAGGGAGTTTGACCAGTTGCAGTTGTATTGTTTGCCATTAATGCAGCAAGCAAAGGGTCAGTTTGCCCACCTACTTGAGTTATCTTGCCTGTTGTTTTGCTTCTTTGGAAAACACCTTTGCCCTTCAAAACATCAGGTAACTCATTTTGAGGTACAATTTCAAAGGTTTCTACTGGGGTCAAAGCTCTTGTTGTTATAGCATTGAGAGCAGCAGTTGGATTTGCGTCTATGAGAGATAATATTTTAGGATTGTTTGCGTATTGCTTTTTAAGAGCCTCAATACCTTCTCTTTGTCTTCGCTGTTGATCTATCTGCGTCAACCCACCAAAAGTCTGAAACCCAGTATTAATTGATTGACTTATTGGATTGCCCTCAAGAATACTAACGCCACTACTTAGCAATCCTAGTGATGCTGGTAGACTCATATTATTAAGAGAGCTACCGATATTTCCTAAAAGTCCTTGTAATCTTTCAACCATCTATATTAACCCCAATAATCCTAATCCACCGCCAACTAATGCTCCCATCGGTCCACCTATTGCCCCTATCTGAGACCCAAGAGCAGCACCACTTAACGCACCACCTAATCCACCAGCTAAAGGAGAACGACCTGGACCGGTTTGTGTTGAAGTACCCCCTGGCAACGCTTGTCCTCTTGAGCCAATAGCAGCTAGTAAATTATTAATTCTTTGCTGATTAGCTTGATTTTGTGCTGCATTTACTTGTGCCTGTCTGTTGAATTGTGCTTGCACCAAGGCTTGATTTTGTGCGCCTATATCTCCCAATGCGCCTAATCTCTGCAATTGCAATCCTTGAAACTGTGGGAGTTGTGACGCAGCTTGTAAGGCTTGCGCTGTCTCTGTTTGCTGCACATTAGCTAGTGATCGCGCTGCATCTAACTGCCTTTGTAAATCCTGTTGAGCAAACTGTGCATCTGTTTCTCTTCCTGATAACCGCAAAGCACCAGAGGCTTGTTCTGCATCAGCGACCGATTGCAAGGCTTGTAATTGTCTTGCCCTTTCTTGTGCCTGAAGTGACGCATCGGTTTCTGCACCGGACAATTGTAATTGTCCTCTTGCCCTTTCAGCATCAATAATTGACCTCTCAACATCACTAAGTCTTCCAAGTTCCTGTGCCTGTAGAGTTGCATCTGTCTGCGCTCCTTGTAACGCTAATGCACCACTTGCTCTTTGAGCATTGGCTAATGCTTGCGCTGCTTGAAGCTGTCTATTTGCATCAGCTTGTGCTGCTTGATTTAGAATAGGCGCAGCAGCACTTGCTACACCACCGCCCAAAGCATCAGCAAAACTATCAGAGCCTAATCGACCACCCAAAGCATATTGGGATGTTGCCTGGTCAACAGCCCCTTGTATAGCAGTGTTTAATTGCTGTTGTAATAAAGGTGACGTTTGTGCTTGCGTCTGTGCTTGAAGAATTGATGTATCAATGCCTGTTCCACCAGCAAGAGGATTTATAAAAGCATCTCTTTCGCCTCTAAGAGATTGCAGTCCTGAAGTATCTATTCCAGCATCTGGTGCTAATGGATTTTCAAAAGCATCTTTCTCACCAGTAACAGATTGCAGACCGCGCAAATCAATTGGTGCTTGATTTTGAAAAGGGTCTTGAAACGTATCTCTTGCGCCAAGTAAGTTACGTAAATTGCCTTGGTCTATCTGTTGGCTTCGCGCAATATCTCTAAAAGTCTGTTCTGCCGTTGCTATACCAGCCGGAGTATTATTAGCTAGGTTTCTAATACCTTGTTGAAACGCTCTTTGATCGGCTGTTAGATTAGCAACAGAGGCAACAGTGTCAGAGCGTGGTCTAAAGTTTTCAACCTCTCCAAATGTCTGAATTAATTGATCTCTTAGAAAGGGAGGAATATCCTGTGTGTTTACAACAGTTTGAGTACCGCCACCGCCACCTTTTCCCATTTTATAAGTCCTTATGATAAGTAATATACGCTGGATACCAGCTAAGTTTCTCTAAATATTTGCCCCATGCTCTACGCCCAAAAGCCTCAAGATGGATACATTTGTTATGCTTTGCATGAGCCTCAAGAGTTTTTTGCACCATTGGCAACCACTCTTTCATGCGTGTACCACCCACAAAATCCATAGCTAACGCATAGCCCTTGGGGTAGTAAATCATTCGTGTTGTTACAACAGCAAGTATTGTGTCCTCTTCTTCTACTGTCCAAACGAGGTATGCACCAAGTTTGCTTGCCTCATAAACATCAGATATGTCTATTTTTCGTGGTGATAAGCAGACAGCTTTATTAAGAATAGGCGCAATCTCTTGCCATTTTTCATCCAGATATTCCACTGGAACAGGCAGAAATTTCATCCCAAAACTACATAAATAAAATTTCTATCTGATTGTGAATTGTTTGCATGGGTAATTACAAAGCTCTGTTTATTTCGTGCAGATATAAATATTGTGCCGTTTCCCACTTCCGCAGAAGCGTTGGCTGAAATAGGCGTGTATAAGATGACAGAGTTACTACCAGCCCTTAAATCTGTCACTGTAGTGCTTGTTGCACTAGCTGTTAGAGTAAATGTGCCAGTAGAGTTTAGCTTGCCATCTATAAGTAAATTAACGGCACTGGCAACAGCCCTAGGGTCTCCACCTTGCTGTGGTAGTTTAGAAAAGCCAACACTCATCGTCTTCCTAAACCTACAGCATCAACATCAACACCTAAAGCATATCGCCAAGTACCACTAGCAGTAACGCGAACACGATGATACCGTCCATTACTTCTGACGGGTACGATATTATCAGAATTTAATTGAGCAGTATTTGTAAAGGATACAGTATCAATCTGTCGAGAACGCGACCCCACTGAAACAGTGAGGGTAGGAGCTACATCTTTCGATGTAACATAGGGTGTTACGCTTTTTACAAGAGACTTTCTGAGATTTGCTGGCTCAAACTCTCCTGTTTCTAGCGTTGCAGACAATGCTTCTCCAGTAAAGGACGCAATCTTACTACTTGAACTTGCAGCAAAGGCACTCTGACCACCTCTAAAGAAGCGTGAGTCCAAAGATGTACCTAGTGCGTCTAAGCTACTGGATATATTATCAAGAGCCTCAAGTGTGAAGTTTGGCGATACAATTGTACCAATAAACTCATGTCCTATTTCGGCTAATGACCATCTATTAACCGCATAATTATACATAATTATCTTATCCGGCTCACCAGAGATGCTTTCTCGTGAAACATAACTCCATAGAACCACCTGATTTACAGGGTCTATGGCGCAGCTCAATCTGTTTATATGATTAGGCGATAGATCATCAAAGAAAAACGTATCGACCTTTTCTGCACCTATGGGAATACTGCGTTGCCCATTGAACATAAAAAAGCCATCGTCAGCTAAATAGAATATTTGCTGTGGTGATGTAGCCGATACCGAGTTTGGATATTGGCATCCATGCCCTGTCTCTACAGTGTCAAAAGTAAAGATAAGAGGCGTACCCACATATTGCATACGCACTATGCCTCTTTCTAATAATATCGTTCCGTATTCACCACCGACTAAGCCAGTGATATTACCCGCGTCAGGTATATCCTGAAAGTCAGCCTGATTAGTGCCAGTAGTCCATGTATCCGCATCATTAATCTGTGACCACTGCACTCGAAAAGGGTTGTTTGTAGAGCTAGTATTATTGTTTGCTGTTACAACAAAGTCTCTTATAACCGCAAGATGTTTTGCTTTTGGAGACCCAGAGACATCGGCAAAAGCACTAGAAGACCCAATGGTGTATTTCTGCAACAAATTACTCAGTCCACTTGCTGCATACACACTATTACCAAACTGCACAAATTTCCATTGATCGTCACTAGCTAATGTATATGCGCCACTCTTTACATCTGTTAAGGCAGCCGTAGTGTTGTTCAATTTAAGCAACTTTGTAGCGTTACCAGCAAATAAATGCACTGTGCCACCACTATCAATAGACCCAAAAAAACCGCGTAGATGGGCATCCGTAGCTGCTGATAACTCAGCTAATCCCAAAAAAGGTCTATAACCTCTAGCAGCCGGAATAACATTCTTAGCCACTGTTGTACCTACTGAACCTAAATCACTTTGGTCAGGTAGCCACTCTCCAAAAGGTATCATGTAGCACCAAAGTCTTGTTTCATAGTTAACGCTCCACCGCCAAAACGTGCTTGTTGCGTATCTCTTTTTATCTCTGTTAAGGCTCGACTAAACAACGCATCGTATTGGGTTGCTCTAGCCTCATCCATTAGAAAGGTATGCGCTGCAACTAGAGACCCATATAAATAACAATCGGGATGGCGTGATAGCACTGTATTGCTTGTGTTTGAGTCCGATAGGGCTGTTATGCCATTACCAAATATTATCTCTATTGTTATTACCGCATCAGGAATAGGACGCACATGAATATTTGACCCTATAATTGTATAGGACACTGGTGTTCCTTGTCCTTCAGAACTATGCGTCTTAAAAAAACTATCTGGAGTCGCAAAGTCTAATACTCTATTTGGGTTATTATTAAGCTTTACTACGCGAATCTCACGCAAATCTGTAGGCAAAGCATAGCTTTCTGTGCCAGCCACAGTAGATATGGTTGTTGATGCTTCTTGTGATCGTGTATCTAACTCCCTAGACATTCTGGCTTCGGCTAATGAAATAAAGTCAGGGATATTGGTAGTCAAATCATCCCTCGCTAGGAAATTAGCTATAGAAGTCTGTAGGTTAGAGTAAGTATCTAAACTCATGTTAATCGACCACCAGTGGTTCTAAAATGTTTGTTCTCAGGGTCTTGCAGCCATTTCAGCCACTTCTTTTTATTATGTTTGAAGTGACCAAACTTTTTCTGTAGTTCAAAAAATAATGGTGCTGGTATCTCAGCTATCTTTTGTTGATGCTTTTGGGTGTTCCCAATTAACGACCCATAGCGATATTCCCCCTCTTGCTTTTTTGCAAAATCAAGTACAGGAGACACGTTTACGCGTGTATTGACCTGAAGACCATCAACAGTGTCCTCAATCCATGTTTCTTTCCCTGTGTGGGGATTTTTACTCAGTAAAACTTTTCGCATTGTATCCTCAAGAGAAGAGGGGGCTTGCACCCCCTCATCCATTATAATTATGAAGTGTTAAGATCGAAAATTGCCGCGTGGGCTTTCGGTGCTCTGTTAATTAATACATACTCAGAAATGATAGCAAACTTTGTTGCATCTCCAGTAGGAGCTACATCAGACACACTAAACATTCTGCCTGGTAAGTGACCAATTGCGTAATAGTCACTGTCTAACAGAAGTATCTCTGTGTTTGGTGCGTTTCTATCAATAACAGCGTTTAGCGTACCAAAGTCTGTTAAGAATAAGGACACTGAACCTATGATGGCTGCTTCGGCTGGTGCTGTCATCTGAATCTGATTTGTCGCAACACTACCAGAACTTAAGCCACTGAAAGCAACTTTATTAGCCGGAGAGAGAACAAGCATATCTGGCTGTCCACCATCCTCATAGGCTAATTTCATTGCGCCCTCAATATCAGCCAATTCAAGCGCATCGTTACTACCAGACATAGTAGCAGCATTTGAGCCGTCACCGCCTGACGCTACAGATGAACCAGACTCAAGAACA